GTGTCAACAGGGCGTGCTCGATCTGGCCGAGGGCAAGATTGTCGAAAAAATACGCGACGGTGATTTAACGGCCATCATTTTTTACCTGAAAACCAAAGGCAAGAACCGTGGATACACCGAGCGGCAAGAGCACTCGGGGCCAGACGGCAAGGATTTACCGCATGTCATCGTTGCACCTCAACTCAGCGAGAATCCCGACGCATGGCAAAGCAGGTTCAAACCAAAGGCGGTGGCCGACAATATATTGCCGTTTGGCAGCCCCAACCCGGACCCCAAGAAGCCCTCCTAAGCTGTCCGATTTTTGAAGTCTTTTATGGCGGCGCGCGCGGCGGTGGAAAAACAGACGGCATGCTGGGTGATTTTGCCTATCATGCCCATCTTTATGGCAGATATGCTCGCGGTGTATTTTTCCGCCGTACCTATAAGCAGCTGGAAGAAGTGCTCTTCCGCTCGTTCCAGCTTTACCCAAAGCTGGGCGCAACATGGCATAAGGGCGACCAGCTCTGGACGTTTCGTAATGGGGCAACCCTGAAGCTGCGGCATCTCTGGGATGAGAATGACGCGGAAAACTACCAAGGCCATAGCTACACGTGGGTGTGCATCGAGGAAGTGACCAACTGGCCGTCACCTGCGCCAATTGACCGAATCAGAGCAACATTGCGTTCGGCGCATGGCGTGCCTGTGCGCTTGCGGATGACGGGCAACCCTGGGGGTGCTGGTCATAACTGGGTGAAGCAGCGTTTTGTCACGCCTGCGCCTGGGGGATTCACGCCCATCATTGACCCTGTCAGTCATGAGGTGCGCGTATTTATCCCTGCGCGGCTCGAAGACAATCCTGCGCTGACACTGAAAGACCCCAACTATGAGCGTCGTCTGCTCCAAGCAGGATCATCGGCACTTATCAAAGCATGGCGCTTTGGCATCTGGGATATTGTCGCGGGCGGCTTCTTTGATGATGTCTGGAGTCCAACCCACCATGTGCTGACACCATTCGATATTCCTTCAGGCTGGCGCTTGCGTCGTTCCTTTGACTGGGGATCAGCCAAACCGTCATCTTTAGGCTTCTGGGCGGAAAGCGACGGTGTGCCGATCGAGGCACTCGGCAAACACTTCCCGCGTGGTTCCATGATCCGCATCGGAGAATGGTACACCGTTGATAAAGATGTGCAGGGCTACACTAAAGCCAATGTCGGCTTACACCTGAATAACAAACAACTCGGTGCTGGCATTGCCAATCGCAGCCAGAATCGCATCTGGCGCGGCTGCGTTGCTGATCCATCCATCTTTATCAAGGCAGGTGGACCAAGCATTTACGACCAGCTGCGTGAAGGCGCGCGCGAAGTGGGCGGTCAAATTGTCTTCTCCAAAGCCGATAACAACCGTGTCGCGGGCTGGCAGAAGATGCGCTCCATGCTGCAAGCCGCCATATCCGATAAGCCAGAAAGCCCTGGCTTGTGGATTTTTGAGAATTGCACCGACTGGATACGCACCGTGCCAGTACTTCAGCGTGACCAGAAAAACCCTGACGATGTGGACACGGACTCGGAAGACCATGCCGCAGATGAAAGCCGCTACGCCCTGATGGGTGGCGGCGACAAACAACAAAGCCAAGAGTTTTTGCTGTAGTTATGACCGTTAAGAAAACCACTGTTGCCACACCGAGCCTTGATTGGCTCGATATGCAGGAAAATCTGGAGCTTGTCGATACGCTCATGCAGGGCACCGATGCGCTGCGTGCAGCTGGCACACGTTATTTGCCGCGTGAGCCTAAAGAAAGCCAGCAAGCCTATCGCAACCGCTTGGCACGCTCGTTTCTCTACAATGCCTTTGCCGATACGATTAAACAAATGGTGGGCAAGCCTTTCTCCAAGCCCGTGGTGGTGAAGGAAGTCACCCCTGAACTGATCGACGAATGGGCGGAAAACATTGATCTATGCGGAAGCAATATCACCACCTTTGCCCGCGAGGTGTTTGAAGCGGGTTTACGTGACGGGCTTACCCATATCCTCGTGGATTATCCGCCCAACAAAACCGATGGGACGCTGGCTGACGAAAAAGCAGCAAAATTGCGCCCTTACTGCGTTAACGTGCTGGCAAAAAACCTGTTTGCATGGCGCGCAGAAACCGTTGCCGGAGTAAAGCAGCTTACCCAGATTCGTATTCGTGAAGCTGTCAGCATGCCTGACGGTGACTGGGGCGAGAAAATCGTTCAGCGTATCCGCGTCATCACACCCGAGCGCTTTGAAGTCTATCAGCTTGAAAGCAAGGACAAGTGGGCTCTCGTCGATCAGGGCGACATATCACTCAAGCATATTGCGCTGGTGACATTCTACACGGGCAAGACTGGCTTTATGACCGCCAAGCCGCCATTGCTGGATCTGGCGCATCTTAATATCCAGCACTGGCAATCTTCATCGGATCAGGAACACATACTGCACTTTATCCGCTTCCCGTTGCTCCACGGCGCTGGATTTAACCAAGACCAGAAGGAAATCGAAGTCGGACCGAACCGGATGATTATCTCCGATGATCCGCAAGCCAAACTCACTTACGTCGAACATTCGGGCAAAGCAGTGGAAGCTGGCCGTCAGGCAATCAAAGACATCGAAGATAAGATGGATTCGATGGGCGCGCAGCTACTGCTCAAGCGGCCTGGTGCATCCACAGCAACCGCAGCTTCGCTCGATACTGCTCAGTCGCATTCATCCTTGCAGGACATGGTGCGCAAGCTCGAAAACGCGTTTGCAGAAGTTTTCTCTCTCATGGCGCAATGGGCAAAGCTCACCGACACTGAGTTTGGCGGCATCGACATCAATCAGGATTTTGGCCTTTCGCTCATTTCAGGAAAAGACGAAGACACACTGCTGAAATCAAGGCTCTCAGGCGAGCTATCCCGCGAAACCTACCTCACCGAGATGAAGCGGCGCGGTGTGCTCCGCGAAGAGCTGGATGTTCAGGAAGAAATCGAACTCATTAACGCCGAGGGCGCAAGTTTTAACGATGTCCCGCAGGTAAGTGACCAAAACGATGCCAACCGTCAATGAAGCGCTGTTTGATGCAAGCGTGAAGCATCAGATTTACCTGCAACGCCTCTCCAGCAAGACAGTCCGTGAGATTCTGGAAACGCTGGTGCGAAGCGAACAGGATATCTTAAGCAAACTCGCCAATGCTGAAATTACCGACTTCTCGGAGCGTCGCCTGAAGGCAATGCTTGCTGAAATACGGGCGTTAACCAAAGAGGCCTATGCGGTTTTGTATGACCAGCTAGACGGAAAACTCTCTGGCATCAGCCAGTATGAATCTGAATTCACCGCCAACCTGATCGAAAAGCTCATCCCCGTTGAAATCACACTGGTACGGCCTTCAGTTGAGATTCTGCGTGCGATTATTGACACCAAGCCGCTTGCCGGTAGGTTTATCGCTGACGAAGTGAAAGACCTAAGCGTTGATACGGTCAATCGTATCGAACAGGCGCTGCGTATTGGCATGGTGGAAGGCGAAACCACTCCTGAGATTGTTCGCAGGATTCGCGGCACCAAAGCCTTGAACTATAAGGACGGCTTGCTGCAACGTTCCCGTGATGATGTGGAACGGCTGGTGCGTACCTCTGTCACCCATGTCACAGCCCGCGCACGTGATGAACTGTACCAGACAAACGCTGATCTGGTAAAAGGCTGGCGCTTTGTGGCCACATTGGATTCTCGCACTTCCAAGATTTGCATCTCGCTCGACGGCACGAGTTATAACCTGAACACGGGGCCGATGCCGCCGCGTCATCCCAACTGCCGCTCCACCACATCGCCCATCCTAAAAAGCTGGCAAGAACTTGGCAGTGAGTTTGCAGAACTGCCAGAAGCAACACGCGCATCGATGGATGGACAAGTGCCAGAATCGCTGACCTATCAGCAATGGCTGAAAAAACAGTCGCGTGAATTCGTCGAAGACGTGCTGGGCAAAACCAAGGCAAAACTCTTCATCGATGGCAACCTTTCCGTGGACAAGTTTTTTGACCTAAGCGGTCAGGAACTCACGCTCGACGCACTCAAAAAAACGGAGACAAAACTGTTTGCAAAGTTGCAAATATAATCCCCGCTGATACAATGGCGGAATGGATGTCATACAGCATAGATTTCAGGTGATTGAAGGCGGGAAACAGGCAAGGCATGTTTCCAGCGAAGACGATGCTGCGAGCAGATTAGAATGCAAGGTGTGCGAGTTTCATGAAGGTGTATCCAGTACGGAATTTTTAGCGGTTCATCCTGCGGTATTTGTCAAAGGCAATAGCGTACATTCCATCATGACGCGGTATCTGTGCCTGTGCTGTCATTACAAGGGCAGGAAAACATATCTAACGTAATCTGAATTCTGCGATCATCGCAGATGCAAGCCGTACTGAGGAAACTCAGGCGGCTTTTTTGTTGCCCGCATTCTGGCGTGAGGCTGGGTGCGTGCATGTTTAACTGGCGGGATGCCATAACCCAAGGAGACCCTATGTCTGATCTTCCCACTACGATTGATTCTCTGGACGCTGTGCCGGAGGAAAGCCGCAAATTCTACAAACAGGCGGAGGATGGAAAATTTGCCATCAATCCTGCCGAGTTATTGTCTGCGCTGAATGCGAAAGACAAAGCCCTGAATAGCGAACGTAAAATTCGCACAGACTTTGAAACTCGCTTCAACAAAACCGCCAAGGAGCTCGAATCGATTGACCGTGAAAAATACACCAAACTCATGGAAAAGGAAAAGGAATGGGAAACGGAAAAAGAGCAGCGTGAGCGTGAGACGCTGGAAGCCAAGGGTAAATATGAGGAAGCCCTGGAGCGCGCCAAAGCCAACTTCACCAAGGAATTGAGCGATCTCAAAACAGATTATGAGAAGAAGCTCAAGAAGAGTCAGGAAACCATTGAACGCGTTGAAGGTGACAAGAAAAACTACATCCTCAACGATACGGTGCGTCGTGCCATTACCAAATCGGGCGTGTTTGCCGATGATGTCGAAGATGTGCTGACACTCACCCGCAATCGCTTTGCGCTGGATGATCATCTCAATGTCGTCGTGCGTGATGAGTCTGGCAATCCCATTCCTGACCTGACCATCGACAGCTTCTTCTCC